CTAGATAATATTTTTTCTCTTCCTAAAGAAGATAAAGATAATTTATTACCTTTTACTTCACGCATAAAATTTAGTTCTTCATTAGAGTCATTACCTCCTAATAATTTCATACTTTGTAATACATTATCTGCTGTTAAAGACTGTATAAATTCTGTATTTGCTATTTTTAACTTTTCTTCTTCTGACACAAATGCTTGATTTTTTATTTTTGCTATTTGTTGTTTTATTTCTGCAAAAGTACCACTAAAAGGAGTACCATCAATTTTTTTTCCTTGTGAATCTTTAAATGTATTTCCTTGCGCATCTTTATTTTTAAGTAGTAGAACCGCTTTTCTAACACTATCAATAACTGATGTTCCATTATTTAAAACTTTTTCTACAGTCTCAGCACTCTTAGTTAAAAATTCTTTTTTAAATGGATTTTCTTCATCTTTAGTAGGAGGATGCATTTTTTCATACTCTTCAACAAATATTTTTTGATCTTCAGTAGCATTTCCTTTGCGTATATTAAATCTAGCTTCTATGTATGCTTCTTTATTAAATTTTTTATCTTTTGGGTTAACTTTATACACTAATTTATCTACTGTTTTATACCATTTATCAGGATTATTAGGATTTTGTAATACTGCTTTTCTTACTTCTCCTATACTTTCCATTGTGTGTTTACCACCTTTAATTAAATTATTTAAAAATATTATAGGATCTCTAGCATTTTGATAGGCTTCTGTTTCAGATTTTTTAGTTTCAAAAGCATTAATTATTTCTTTTTCTGTTACTTCACCTTTTTGTTTAGCAGTTTGTAATTCTTCATAAGTTTTATAAAATTTACCACCAATAAATAAATTTTGCTGTATTTCAGGAGGAAGTTTTGTTTCCCTGCTTTTATTTGCAATTCTTACCCTTTCAGCTTCTTTAATTAAGTTATGACCTACTAACTGAATATTAGGATTAGGGTTATCAATTAATTTAGTGCCTGCTGCTATTAGTCCCTCTGGTGTATTAGGGTCACCAACATTTAACACAGCATCTGTATAAGCTGTTTTTATCTCTTGCAACTGTTGAGCTTGTGCTTCTTCTGGTGTTTGTTGTCCAAATAAACGTCTAACACTACCTTGTAACTGCTCTCCACTTTGTGTAATACGCTGTGTTATGGCAGACATAGGTGACATAGCACCTCTACCTAGAGTGATAGGTTGTTGTAAAGCATTATTTTGTTGTGTTAATAAACTACTAAACAAACCTTCTGTTATTTCTTGTGCCATGTTTACTCCTTATTCTGTAGCAGTTTTAGGTTGTAATATTTTTGCTAACTCTACTATTTGTTGTATCTGATTTGCGTTTACATTACCTTGTTGTGTAGGCAACCCAAACAGTCCTTTAGCACCAGATGTTAAACCTCTTAGTTTTTCTATTTCTGATAAAGCAACTAATTGATCATATTGTGACCTAGCACTTAATCCAGATAGTTCTGGTCTTTGTTGTAGTGTAGCTGATATATCTCTACCAGTAGTTAAACCAGTTAGTGCTGCTTCATCTATCTTCTGCGCCCCTGTTAGTAAACCAGAACCTAAAGTAGCTTGTCTTTGTGCTTCTGTTAGCCCAAACTGTTGTGCTGCTAATGCTTCTTGTGATCTAGCAGTTTCTTGAGCAGATAGTATAGACTCAGCTAATGGATTAACTCTGCGTTGACCTCCTACAGTTGGCATAGTCTGACCATAACCTAGCAAACCTCTCTGTGCTAGTGTACCTAACATTCTTTCTTGTTCTCTTTGTCTCTGTGGCTCAGTCAATGCTCTAGTAGCTGCTAATTGCTGTGCTGTAGCTTCTTCTCTAGTACCTGGTAATCCTTCAAACATTCCTCTAGCTGCATCAAGTTGTGCTGTTCTAAGAGGTTGATAATCAGCACCTACAGTAGCAGTAGCTCCTTCTGGTGCTACAGTTCCTGTTCCAAAACCAGTAGTAACTGTGTATGGTCTAAATACACTTTCATACTCTTTTTGTATATCTTCACCACGTTCTTCTAAAGAACTTTGTAAAGCTGATAAACCAGCATAATCTATACCAGTTCCTATAATGTTTTCTAAAACACCTCCTGCTGTATCACCAAACACTTCTTTTAAGTCAATAAATTTACTAGCTTCTTCTACTACCTTTCCTACTGCTTCTTTTCCTACAACACCTGCACCTGCTGCTTTTATAATATCATCTACTGCTTTTGTAGCACTCTTTGCATCAGTAATAGTTAAACCACCAGTAGTAGCATCAATACCTACTTCTCCGCCAGTTAATAAAGGTAAATCACTAGTTAAATCAGCAAATGTTTTTGATTGATCTAATGATGGAACACCTAATCCAGTAGTAACTCCTTCACCTATTCCTGCTAAAGAATCACCTAGACTACCAAACTGTGGCTCTACAAGAGAAGGAACAGCATCAGCTACTTGTGTAAAACCTCCAGGTGCAGGATATATTTCTTCAGTTCTTGATAAAAGATCAGTAGTAACTCCTTCACCTAGTCCTGATAAAGAATTACCTCTAGGTATGTTTAAAGTTTCTACTGTGTCTGCTTCTAGTATATTATTATCAACTAAATAATCACCAAACTTACCTGATTGTAAAGCATCTACACCATAGGTTACACCATAAGCCATAGTGGCAGCAAGTAAAGCATCTTCTACATCTCTTCCTAGTGCTAAACTAGTACTTCCTGCTACCACAGCATTACCTACAGCAGTAGCTGCTGTTCCAGTTGCGTTACCCCCAGTAATAAAACTTCCTATTCGTGGTGCATAAGCACCTCCTGCCAAAGTAGCAGCTACTGTAGCAAATGTTACTAAATTTTTATCAGAGGTATCTTGATACAAAGGATAGAAAATAGGTTGATCTCCAACAAACTTAACATTTAAGTCTGCACCACCTTCTACACCTGAATACAGATTACCAAATGATGTAGACTCTTCACCTCCACTGCGTAATGTGCCACCACCTGCAAATACGTCTACTGTTTCTCCTGTTTTCTTATTGAACAACTCATCCATAGAACTAGGTAGAGTTGCTATATACATCTTTTCTGTAGCTCCTTGACCTAAAGATCTACCTGTGTCTACTTCCTTAACAGTGCTAGGTTGTACTTCTATTCTTTTTCCAACTCCCATTGCGGTAGTAGGTTCTTCACTGTAATAATATTTAAAATTACCAGTATTAGGATCAGCAATTCTTTCTACTTCTACATTTTGTTTAGTTGTATCTACACTTCTTTTACCTAAGTCATATATACTATCTACACCAGCTTTAGCAAACTCTTTAGCTTGTTCTTCTATAATATAGTCTAAATCACTAGGATTTACATAATCAAACCCTTTTGCTTCTAATACATTATATTGTGCCTTAAATTCATCTCTAAGATTATTAACTCTTTGTTCATAAGACGTAGTATCGTCTGTAACGCTTTCACGAGCCTGTGACTGCTCTCTTGTCTCTGTAAATAGGTTAGGGCTACTAACGTCTCCAGAGGGCTGTGGTGGGGCTGTGGTGGATTCTGGAGACGTAGCAGCTAACCTCATTGCATTTTGTTCTTGTTGTGTCAATCTAGGAGCAACAGAAGGGTCTATGCCTTGTGCAAGTTGCTGTTCTTGAAACATTCTGTAAGCATCTAGGATACTCATGAGTATGACCCTCCCTCTATTGAACCACCAGATAATGTACCTGATAGTACAACATTTGTAATTGTTGCTGTGCCTGTCACCGCTGGGGAGGCACTATTAGCTTTCGTCGCAACTGCTGTAGCAATATTATCAAATTCAGTATTAATCTCTGTTCCTTTAACGATTTTGTTTGGATCTCCACTGTTTAACGTATCCTTTGCTGCGAAGTTAGTTGTTTTTGAATAATTACTCATTATATAGTCCTTCCTAGAACTGAATAAATATCTATCTTTTGTATTGATAGAGGGTTACTATCTATTGATGCGTTTACTCCTACTTGTAAAATAGTACCATTTCCTGATAATTGTGTACTAAGTTTGTCAATAAATACAGAAGCTGAATATTCTGCTACATTGTATTCTGCTGTACCATACTCAGCAATGTTTCCTTCTTTTGTTTGTACATCAGCATTATTAAAACTGTTTTCATAATCAAAAGCCCATTTCAAAGCTAATGTAGTATTAATAGCACCTATGACTGTTACATTAATCTTTTTAGGTATCTTAGTTACAGCAGGATTACCAAAGTCTAAATATGGTGATAAATAACTAAATACATAACTAGAACCACCATCAGTAAAGTTTTTATACTCTGCTATACCATTAGGTTGTCCTAACAGTAACCTGTTGTCATTTGTTACCGCTAATGATGATGGGTCTATACTATCCCATCTAGTTACTCTGTATGAACCATCAGGTAGTGTTGCTCTTACATCAAAACAAAATGTAAAACCTGAAGCTGGTAAAGTTAGTAAATAAAATGCTTCTTTCTCATAGTATACACTTCTTATCTCATCTTTGCTCTCTACTGCTACAAGAGAAAGAAAGTTATCTCTTACATTCTTTGACAAGTCTCTTAGTGGTGCTGACTTCTCTTGTATGGTTCTACCTAGACTTCTTAGACCACTATCAGATAGAAATACTAAATCAGTACCTATAACTTGTACAGAGTCTCTTGCAATACAACCTGTACCTACTATCACATCATTTAATGATATATTACTTATATCATCTGCATTTTGATATAATACAATGTGATGTTCACAGAATATTACTAGAAAGTTATTATGTGCAGCTAGTGCTGTTATCTTGTCACCACCAGGTACAACTTTCTCTAGGTTTAACTGTCCTGAACCTGAACCAGTAAATTCTGATCCTTCTAATAATCTACTATGATATATTGTTAATGGATCATTTACTATATTAGCCATCCACATTCTACCAAAAGCTGATAATGCTACATTTGGTGTAAAAGTAGTTGCACTATAACCAGAAGGAACACTACCTACATCTACTAATCTTTGAAACCCAAAGTCTCCTGTATGAGAATGACTACCTCCACCACCTGTAGGTAACTTATGGTATACTAAAGTAGGATGTCCTTTCTGTACTGCATACATGTGTGGACTAAAATTAAGACCACTTTCATATTCTGCTTGTTTAAACTGCCAGTTGTTATCTGTTATAGTATATGTAAGAGTAGCACTACCATCAGTTGCATATACAGGCATAGCAGACATAGTGCCTTCACCTCTATACAACTTTTCATCACCACCACTAATAATAGTATGTGATCCTGTAGCTGTATAATTATCAAACTCTACCATACACTCTGGTAGTGTTGATGTACCACCAGCAGTTGTCTGATACTCCCAACCTCTTCTAGCAGCCATTCTACCAGACTTATCAATCACAGCATTGTCTGCTTCTAATGTAAATGACAAGTCAAGAGTTACACCAGAGTCTTGTGTGTTAATACCAAAGAAGCCTGGTGATGTTATTGCTACTGGTTGTATAGGTTTGTTAGGCATTATGAAGGATACCACACTGTTTCTTCATCAGGTCTTCTTGCAGCTTCTATAGCTATAGCATCTCCTAAAGCCTGTTTAGCTACTGCATACTGACTTGATACACTGATACCTCCGTCTTCACCACGTTCTTCTATTGCTTTAGCCCATGCTAAAGATGTAATTATATTTTTCTGTATAGCAGTAGTATCTGTATCATTTGTTAGTTCTTCTTCAGGTATAACTAAGTCAAACCTTATTATATAATCACCATCAGGAATAGGGTATAAATCTATTTGTCCATCTCTATCAGGGTCTACACCATTAGGATTATAGTATAATGGCGCACCCTGTGTAGGTGTGTCAGTTAACAACAAACTTTGTATAAAGTATGTTGATGTTTGATAACGTAAGAATACATCTTCTGTATCATTATGTGCAGAGATGATTCTAAACTTGTTCCTAGCACCATCTAAGTTGTAGTTAAATGTGCCTTGTTGTGTCGTAAACGATACTGTACTTCTTAGTACATCCCAGTTCCATGCGTCTTCTGTTTCTCTTTTAGCGTCATTAACTAAAGCACCTATCAAAGAAGAATACCCATTCTGAGACACACTGGTTACTTGGGCTTCTCTGAGCCTAACCAGTACATCATTTACTAAATCTAAATATGTAGTTGTAAGTGCCATTTAGCAATCCCATTTTCTTAGTGCTTTATTAATCCTACTATTAGGATCATTAGCAGTTTTACTACCTGTTCTTTTCTTTTTCATTCCTTGCATCCTAGCACAGAAACTCTTACGCCTAGATGCTGCCTTGGGTGACTTCTTTGCTTTCTTTCTTGATACTGGTGGTTTTAAGTTAGCACCTGTAGTTCTTTTAAAATACTTTCTACCAGCTTCATTAAGACCACCTTTAGGATTTTGATACTTTTTTTGAACCATTTTTCTTCCTTGCAAATGTTCTTACATTGGTAGGTTTACCACCTGTATTACCTGCTGCTCTCTTTCTTCTTACAGCAGACTTTCTTTGTGCTTCTGTCATACTCTTAGCTTTAGACCTAGGTACACATTTAGGATAGGCTCTCTTACTATCTTTAGTAGACTTACGACCACAAGCCTGAAACTTACCTTTCTTCTTAGGCGCTCCTATATCTACCCAGTCACCTTTCTTTCCTTTACCAAACCATTCTTTTAGTGACATAGTAAGCAACTCCTACAGGTATAACAACAATTATAAAAAACATAACTAAACCCATTTATGCGTAACCTCCACCTCTTTTTTTATACTCCCTTACTAACCAACCATTAGCATAAGCACTAGGATATACATCAAACTTACGTTTAGCTTCTGCTTTGACTCTGTTATACAGAGCCTTGTTAGTAGGTGTAGGAGACTTCTTAGACTTTTTTGCTGCCACTTTTAGCCCTTTTTTGTGCTGTTTTAGAAAGTTCTTTAAGATGAAAAAGTTTTTTACTAGACTTGTTATGTGTTGCACCAGAATGTAATGTACCATCACTCATTTTGTGCATTTTGCCTTTATATTCTTTTCCATCTCTAAAATAGTGAGCTACTCCCTTAGCCATTATGCTTTCCTCTTAGCTGGTTTTTTCATTGGCTTTTTAGCCATCATCTTCTTACCACCATAACTTTTATTCATGCCGTTTTTCATTGGTTTTTTCTTGCCTTTCATCATGCCGTACATAGACTTCTCCTTAGCTTAGTTTTAAAATAATAGTAATAAGTATTAATACAATAGAACCAAAACAACCAATTAATATAGTTTCTAGTCTTTTGATTTTAGAAAGTGTCTCAGCCCATCTTTCTGCACACACAGCTTCATGTGAAGTTAGTCGTATATCTAGTTCGTTTAGTAACTCTTCTGTCTTCATCGTTTAAACACCTCCTGCACTAGAACCACTTATATCAATCCATGTCTGATTATCTTCATCCCAGTTATATATACCGCCATCAGTAGGCATAGCAGATGGTGCTATCCATGTAGCATCGGCAGTAGACATAGACCAACTGTTATATGGTTTAGGAGGCATAAATAAGTCTTGATCTACAAAGTAAGTATAACCTTTACCTGCATAGTTACCTCTCGTGTTTCCGTTGTAAGAAGTTTGTTTCCATGTACCAGATAAACAATTTTGCAAATGTGCAATACCGACTGTTTCATCTTCTACACCTTCAGAATTTGTAGTATGTTTGTCATCAACTGCCAACACTCTCAAAACTACATTTGCACTATTCAACTCTGCAAAA